TTGTTGTATACGACACACAAACAAACTCTGGTGCAGCACCAGCAGTCACAGACATACTAGCAGTAGCAGACCCCTTCTCACCCATGAACTTAAACAACAGAGACAGATTCCATGTTTTATTCGACAAAAAAATATCAATGAACCCATGTCAATATGCTGCAGGTTCAGTTGTAGGAGGCATGGCACAAAATAAGTACTTCTCTAAATACAAGAAATGCCATAAAGAAATTATTTACTCTGGCACAGGAGGAACCGTTGGTTCCATTCAAACTGGAGCTATTTGGTTACTCCAAATATGCTACTTCGCAGCTCACCACAACCACACTAGTTACTTTAGATTTAGATTTTATGACTCATAAAATTTATTTTAAAAAATTTTAATAAAGTTTTCAACTTCAACTATTTCTAACCTACATCTTAACGTATCTAACTTATCTGAGACCACCCCACTCTTCTCCTCTTCCTCCGAAATTTTCCTGTACGCACCTTCTAATGAATAGTTCGACAGTATAATCATCGGCAAGTTCCTTCTCTTTTCTCCTTGTCTCCCTTTCTTTCTCACACTCATAGTTGACCCTTGAAGCCACAAATTTAATTGCTGAACAGTCTTCTGAGCTCGGAATTCGTCCAGTACTATCAAATCGTAAGAACGATCGTCGTACTGATCGTAAAAGTCCTCTGATACGGGCATCCAATAAACCGTACCGTAACTCTCTAATGCTTCTATAAGCGAAGTCTTCCCCATGTTCTTCGGGCCATATATATACAGCTGTTTCTGCTTGAACACCCTCTCCTTAAACATATTCTTGTTAAGCCACATAGCAATTTGCTTATTAGTAGAAGACATACCGTTCAATTTCTCTTCTGAGAACTCTACCCATGTCTTCTTATCCTTCTTGGCATTCTCTATAAGAATTTCAGTTTCAAATTCTTCCAACTTCCTCTTATTCATCATATAAAAACCAGGCTCTTTAGCTCTGATTTCACGTAATGAAACACCATTCATTATATCCCTAGCCACGTCATCAGACTTAGGATTTTTCTTAGACAGAATAGCTTCTACATTAATACCATTAGAAACATAATCCCCTTTCTTAGTAATATACTCCACAGACTTACGTATGTTCCTTGCAGGCTCATACTTTCCATGTTGACCACCAATAAAGTCAAAATAGTCACTTCTTGACACAAACAACTTCTTATCAAACTGCAATAAAATATGCAAATGATTATTTCCATCCTTATGTTCTTCCTGACATACCAAACTCCGGCACTCTGGCCACTTCTCCTTGATTCTTTCTTGTGCCACTTCCTTTGTCGTTGGGCACTGAGGGAAGGTCAGGAAAAAGTTCTTGCACTGCATGCGGAACTTCTTTTCCTTTACAGGCTCCTCTGTCGGAACTCTGTCGGAGCCTCCTTCTTGAGGCACGGGCGGCGACCCAGGCAGCTCTGAGCTTTGGCTTGGCAGGCTTACAGTATCCCATTCTTCATCATCATACAAACTAGCAAACTTAGTTATTTCATCCATTTAGTAGACGAGTAGACACAAAGCGTTAGTAATATTAAAACGCTTTGTGGATACTCTAGAAATACTCGAGAAAACCCCTCGCAATAACTTTCAATGAATAACCAGGCGGAGAATCCCGACACCTAGCGTTGACTTTTTTTGACCCGAGGGAAAACCCATTTTTAAATTACCCAAGGGGACTCTATTTTTAGATATGAAAATTGCTATAATCCCTGTGTTTTAATCACGCGAGAGCCGTAACGCCTCGCCTATGGGGGGGGGCATAACCGTCCCCCCATTCTCGCTTCGCTCGACCGGCTCTCCTAGATTACCGAGAACAGTATTTTTATTACACGAGAGATCCAATATCTGTATTTTAATCTGTAGATAGAAATTTCCTGTAAATAATTCTTGTAAATAATCCCATAATATATATATGTAAATATTGTAAATAAATAATTCAAAATTAAATGTCCTTTACTTCAACTAAAGACAGTAAAAAGAACAAGATTCTTAAACGTACTGACACTCAATCACAATGGTTCGATACTCAAAGTCAAAACCCTCCGTCGCTAGAAAAGGCTATGCAGCAGCTACAGCTCTTAGAAAAGCGGCTACACTTATTAGAGCAAGATCATCAGGTCTTTCTGGATTGCCTAGAACAGGAGGGTTCTACGGAAACTACAGGCAGTTCTCAAGAGGAGGCCCTAACACCGGAAGAGAACTAAAGTTCATAGACACCGAAATACTAAACTCCAACATACCAACTACAGGCACAGTAACCCTTCTAAACGGAGTAGCTCAAGGTACAGACTACACTCAACGTATAGGTAGAAAAACAATTATCAAATCAGTCCTTTGGAACTGTGCTACTTTCCCTAACCAACTTAACTCTGACTTCGGAGAGGACATTAGACTACTTGTTGTATACGACACACAAACAAACTCTGGTGCAGCACCAGCAGTCACAGACATACTAGCAGTAGCAGACCCCTTCTCACCCATGAACTTAAACAACAGAGACAGATTCCATGTTTTATT